GGCATCAGATTAGATGCCTTTAATGCCGCAAGGTCTGCGACATCGTAGCCAGTGGATGGCATTTCGGGATTGTAATTTTTGCTCATTCTTTCTTACCTCCTTAGATTAAAGTACGATGACAGCAATGCCGTCATCAGATGCGTTGCCGAATGTAGCACTGATGTCAAGGTACTCAACCTTGCCGCTATCACTCTTGCCGTTATCGGCTGCGTGTGTGAATGTTCCGGCTTCATCTCCCTCCGGAATGACATAAGCCTTTGCTCCATAGGTAGGAGTAGCCCCTGTGGCAAGTCTGCCCCAAATGTTGCCTTTCTTCATAACACTGAGGGATGCGTTCTTCTTGACAACAACCTTGCCTGCCATATCCTGCTCGGTGTTAGGCAGTGCGATTGTGATACCCTCAATCTGTGCGGCAGTTGTGCCAGTAACAGGAACCTTGATGCCATTACCTGCATCTGTTCCCACTGCCACGGCAAGACCGTACTTCATAACGCCATCTTCATTCTCATTCTTGCGGGTTACGACCTCATCGAATGCGATGTCGAACTTTCCGCCCGGTACACCCTTCGGGGTGCCATAATTGTAATTAAGCTGTGCTGCCATTACTCATTACCTCCTTCTCTTGCAATCATGTTCTTTCTTGAATTTGCTGCCATACTCTCGTTGGAGTCTGCTCTTCTCTTCGGGGTCTGTGCTGTCATCTGCTGTTTCTGATACGCAACTCCCTTGTGCTTGTTGGCTTCATTCACAGCAAGGTCATACATTGCATCAATGTAGGCATCTGACTTACCATCCATACGCATTGTAGGCAGGACCTTGGCGATAATCGCTTTCTTAGCCTGCTTGATGCTCATATCCTCGAGACCGTCCATGTTGAGTTTGTCTCCAACACGGCAGATGCTTAATCTCTGACGAACAATCTTGTCCGCAGAGTCTGCGTTCAAGGACTTGGACTCATCATCAGAACTGTCTTTGTTCTCTTCCTCGCCCTCTTCGTCACAGCCATCTTCCTTAGTCTCTTTCTCCTCGTCCTCACCATCGGCATTGCCTTTCATCTCAGCAAGAACTTTCTCGAGAGCAGCGAGGAGCATATCAATATCCTCATCCTGCTGTGCGATAACTCCCATAGCAGCGTTGGCATCTTCCGGGTCATCTTCGGCATCTCTTCTGTCTCTGCGGTCTTTAACCATCTGAGCGATGTCTGCCGGAGTGCTGCCCTTTTCCTCTTCTGCCGGAGTATCTTCTCCCTCGCCATCAGCAGCCTGTTCCTCCTCAGTTGCAGGAGCGGAGTTCTCTTCGGCTGCGTCTCCATCTGCCTCAGCGGCAGGTGTCTCTTTTTCCTCTTCGTCTGCGGATGCTCTCTGAGCCTTTCTCGCCTTGTAGGCTTCGATGGCTTTCTCGAGTTCTTCCGGAGACATTGCCCCACCGTCTGCACGGCGGGAATTTGTTGATTTTGCCATTGCTTTACCTCCTTTTAGTTCGGGTTCATCGGACCCATCAATGTTCAATCTTGCCTGTTCCCCTGCTCTCGCAGATGCAACAAGTGCAAGGTGGTTGATGACGATATTCGTCTGAATTGCGTCATACGGCTGACCGTTCCATACTCCCGGCTCCTCAACCAAATCAAGGTTGTATCCCAAGGACAACTCCTTGAGACCACACTTTTGCATAGAATCTGTATCGTGGATAATGATTTCCGCACGGACATCTTCTCCATCTTCGTAACCGTCTGAAAGTATGGTTCCTATCTGTTCCTTATCAACATTGTTCTTATCCACGACTCCTGCATCGTGAGTAATAATGATTGGCTTGCCACGATAGGTTTTCAATGAGTTCTCATCGAACACATACTTAGGTAATCGCAACTCCCTACGGATACTGCCATCGGGATTTGTATATTCAAATATTCCACAGGATGTCAGTATCGGGTGGTCTACCAAATACCCCTCATTCGTGAAATAAGTTGAATCGTTCTTATCGAGTCGGATGCTGTCTAATCTTCTGACTCTCCTCAGTTTTGGTGCATCTCTTGTTTCCATTGGTCTTATGTCCTCCTTTTCTCATGGCTTTCTCTTCTTTGGATACATGGGCGATAGCCATGTCTGCGGTTCTATCCGTGTATCCTTCCTTGTTACTCATCAGAGCCTCCGCTGTCTGCGGAGCCATCGGACATGAGTTCCGTAATGGCAAGAGTCAGACTCTGAATATGAGCAAC